TTTTGCAAAAGAAAATGATATTTTTAATAAAGTTGATCAGACTGAACAAATTAATAATTCAAAAAATTTTGAATTAGAAATTCGTAAATTTTTAGTTAAAAATAAAATTAAATTTAAAACACAAAATGAATTAACTAAAGAACAAATAGAAAAATATGGTAAAGCAATTAACACACCAGACTTTTTAATATTATCTGATTTTTATATCAACGATAAAAAAATAAACTGGATTGATGCTAAAAACTTTTATGGGGCTAATACCTTTCTTATAAAAAAAAACATTCAAAAACAAGTACCAAAATATATTGATGAATATGGTTTTGGATGTATTATTTTTAGCCTTAATTTTTCTGAGAAGCTACATTTTGATAATGTGCTTTTAACTAGTTTTAATTTATTAAAAAATTTCTTTCAAAAATAATTTCTTTCGAATCTTATAAATAATGAAAATTATTTATAGGTAACCTTATAGTTACGTTTCTAAGAATTAAGTTATTTCAAACTATTTTTATTTCTTATCAGAATAAGCCTTCACTAATTCATTTTGTAAAATGATATTAATTTTTTTAGCCATTTCTAACTCTTTTTTTAATTTGGATACCTCTTCATCCTTGACGGATGCATCTCTGTTCCAAACTAAGGTTTCAACACCATCGTATTCATCAATTGCATAATATCCTTTGAGATAATCCTCATAGGAAATTTCATCAACAGATAGATTAGGAAACAATTTTGTACCTTCTTTTTTATCTGCTTTGACCAAGTCAGCAAGATATTCGTCATAGTGAAGATCATGGTCGTATTCTCTAAAATTTCTCTCACCATTTGAGAGTCTGAATTTATTATAAAATTCATTTAATTTTTCGATACCATGTGCTGGAACTTTCCAGCCTCCCCAAGTATTATAGGTTAAAATAGATTTCTCTTCTGGAAAATACCATTCTTTATCCTGATCATCTTTTTTAATGGTTCGTCCTGTATTTAAAATATATAATATCTCACTATTATCATCTATGACTTTTTCAACGCAACCCATAAATTTTTTGGTTTTGAAATTTCTAACAGGTCTTCCTTCAACTACATCTGAAATATCAGGAACTTCTTCCTCTAGATCATGATCAATATAGAGTTTTCTCCAAGTAATATTTTGGTTTTTAAATTTAACAATTCTTCCGCTGTCTAGATGTCCGTTTTTTTTTTTATCAATACTAATAATTGTACCCCAATTATCAGATTTTTCAATACCAAAAATTACATCTCCAACTTTGAGAGTGTTCATTTCAGAATACAATCCTTCATAAATATCTTTTACCAAATTTCTTTGGTACTCGATATCTTCACTATGCCAACAATCATTCTTTTTTTTATATTCATCAAAAAAGTAATTCAAATTTTTTGTACATAAAATATTGATATTCATTTTGGCATATTTTTCAAAGGATTTTATAAAATTTTCATCATCAGGATTCAGAATTACTTCTTCTTCAACATTTGTAGATTTTTCTTCAACATTTTGAGCTTTTTCTACATTTTCCATAGCTCTTTTTAATACATGTTCATAAATTTCATTTTCTAATTCCTTAGACATGGTAATAGATGGCATTGGAGAACCATCAAAACCAGATTTTCCTTGAACTAAATCATATAATATTAGATCAACATAAATTTTGACACCATTTGGTCTGCATTTTACAGGACGATTTTCATCAATCCAAGCACAAATGTTAAAAGTTGACATCTTAATAAAGGTAATAACTTATTAAAAGAGTCTAAAAAGATTATTCTTGATTTTATATAGAATGCGGGTTACACTACGTCCGTTCTATACTAATATTCTCGTAATTCTTACGGTTTGTTGTTTTATTGATTTGTTTTGTTTTGTTTTGTTATTTTTTGGGTTAACTATATATAAATATTCTAAACATTAATTTTTTCAATTTTTTTTATTATAATATATTATGTATAATAATTACAAAAAATTAAATTATCAAATTTTTAATAGTGGTAATACACTTTTACTAGATAATTATCATCATTTTAAAAATAAAACTGACGATATTTTAAATTTAATTAACTCTGAAAACACATTAACTAATAATTTAATGTCAGATATGGAAACTACTCAAAATAATATTTACAATGAACTAAAAAATTATTTAGTAGAATCTTATTCCACTCATCCTATTCCAATGAACTTAAATGGCTGGTCTTCTAAATATAAATATTATAAAAGATTTGAAGAAGGTAAGAGTTATCCTATTTATTGTAGAAAAAATGATAATAATGAAGAAATACTTTTAGATGAAAACTTATTGTCTGAAAGTAAATCATTTTTTAGTTTATCTAATTTTACTGTCTCTAAGGATGATAAATTAATGTGTTATGGGTTAGACTTAAAAGGAGATGAATTATATGAGTTAAAATTAATTAATATAGAAACCAAAGAGGAGATAAAACATAATATTCCTAAAATTCAGTATTCTGTTTATGAGTTAATAGGTAATGTTGTTTATTATTTAAAGTCGAATGAAAAAAATAGGTTATTTGAGTTATATAAATATGATTTAACAACAAATGTTAATGAAAAACTTTATGAAGAGAAAAACGAGAAATATGAATTATCTATTAGCGTATCTAATAATAACAAGTATTTATTTTTAAACATATATAGTTTTGATAATAATGAAGTTCATTACATTAATTTATTAACAAATGAAATGAAATTATTTTTAGAAAGAAAAAAAAATCATTTATATGATATTAGTTATAGTAATAATCGTTTTTATATCGTAACTAATAAAGATGATAGTACTAATTTTAAAGTTATGTATTGTAAAGAATCAGATACAACTAATTGGCAAGAGTACATTAAGTATGATGAAAATATAACTATAACAAATTTAATTGAATTGAAGAATTATTTATTAATTGAGTTTAAAAATAAAGGGATTAACTATGTTAGAATTAAGAATGATAATTTAGATTTAGTAATTAATATGAAGAATATATATGTATATGAGATAGGTTCTTATGATTCAAACACTATTTTATTAGGTTATAATTCTCTGAATACACCATTTTCTTTGTATGAATATAATTTATTAGAAAATAATAATAAATTAGTTTATACAAAACCAATAAATAATTATAACAAAGATGAATACTTTGCGGATACTATTTATGTTAAAAATTATGAAGTAGATGTACCAATTTCTATAATTTATAAGAAAGAATTATTTAATGAAGGTAAAAATCCTTTGTATTTGTACGGATATGGTGCGTATGGAGTCACAATTGAACAAGAATTTAATTTTAGGATTTTACCTTTGTTAAATAAAGGTTTTGTTTATGTGATTGCTCATGTTAGAGGAGGTGGTTTTTTAGGTAAATCGTGGTATGATGATGGTAAGTTATTAAATAAAATGAATTCATTTAAGGATTTTATTAAATGTGCTGAGTTTTTGATAGAAGAAAAATATACTTATGAGAGTGGTATTACGATAGAGGGTAGATCAGCAGGAGGATTATTAGTAGGTGCGTGTTCGGTTATGAGGCCTGATTTATTTAATGGAGTTATCGCTGGAGTTCCGTTTGTGGATGTATTGAATACATTAAACGATACATCGTTACCGTTAACTGTACAAGAGTATGATCAATGGGGTGATCCGAATGATGGAGTATTTTTTAGATATATTAAAAAGTATTGTCCGTATTATAATATTAAGAAGAATAATTATCCAAATTTTTTAATTACAGGTGGGATTACTGATCCTCGTGTTTCATATTGGGAACCGCTTAAATTTGGAATTAAGTTAAAAGAGTATAATGTTAGAAATGATAATTTAATTTTAATAAAGATAGATAATGATTCAGGTCATTTTGGTAATTTTGATAGATATAAGTATTTAGAAGAAGTTGCATTTAAGTATTCATTTGTATTAAAAATATATAATATTATATATGAATTATCTGAATGAATATTATTTTTTCAATAAGAAAGGTATTGATTATTCTAAATTACAATTAGGTGAAGGTTCTTTAGGGATTAGTTCTGATAAATATGGGTCAAAATTATTAATTGATTTAATTAAATTACATTTAAAAAAAGATGATATTACAATAACTGATATGACTGCAAATGTTGGTGTTGATTCAATAGCGTTTGGGTTACATTTTAAAAAAGTAAATTCTATTGAATTAAATACTAAATTATTTAATTCATTGAATAATAATATTAATGTGTATAATTTGAAAAATATAAAAACATATAATGGTAGTTCGGTTGAAATAATAAAAAAATTAAAACAAGATGTAATTTATGTAGATGCGCCTTGGGGAGGAGAGGATTATCATAAAAATACTTCAGTAAAGTTATATTTAGATAATTTAGAATTAAGTGATATCTACAATATGTTTAAAAAAAAAACAAAGTTATTCGTATTAAAAATACCAAAAAATTATGATATAAATAATTTTATTAAAGAAACTCAAGTTAATGGATACTTTTTATATCCTCATGTTAGGAAAGATAAAGTAAAATATATATTTATGATAATTAGACCATAATATAAACATCTTCTATAATTGAATTATCATATAATCTAACATTAATTTTTTTAAGAGAATATTTAGATTTTTTTAAACTAATATTATCAATTTCTTTTAATTTATCTAAAACTTCAGTTAAAGTACAATCAAATATTACTAATTTTCCAAAAATAAAATTAGTATTCTTCATATCATTATCACTGATTACTATAGTATTATTATGAGAATCAAAATACTCTATTTTGATAAACGAATCTGAATATCTATAAGTTAAATTTAATTTATCGATATTACTAATTTTTTTCATGTTATAATAAAAAAAAAACTTCATTATATATTTTTAAAGATTTTATTATAATTTATTCTATAAATCGGTATATAATATAATATAGATACAATAAAACCTGCACAATATAAATATAATGTTATTACTAAAAATATTGGATAAGTTAATGGTACAAACCATTTTACATCTTTACTTTCTATCTTATTCATTATTACATAATTTCTTATATAACCTAATGATGTTGTTATTAAAATTAATAATCCATGTAATATTAAAAATAAATCTATCGTATTTTTTAAATAAAATGTCCTAAATACAATATTCAACCAATGAATACTTACTAATAATAAATACACATACCAAATACTATCTATCCTATATAAAATATTTCCTACCCAACTTCCTGTATCATAACTTAAAAATAAACCAACCTCATTTAACATTCGCCTTGACCATGATAAATACCATCTTAAAGCTCTTTGTTTAAATAACGATGATGCACCATATCCTTGTGACCTCTGTGTTGAAAAATTAAATAATTTTTTAGGACAATACGATAATACATAATTTAAATTATCCTGTTTTAATTTATAACCAATCATTCTTGCCTGTAATCCTGCATACGCATCTTCACCAAATGGTAATCCACCAGGTAAACAATAATTCCACTTAAATATATCTATCAAAGCATCTACCTTATACACACATACAATACCATTCAAAAATCGTTGAGTATATATATTTTTTGCCCTGTTCCTAAATGATAAAGTTCTATATTCGAAATCAACCCAATGCTCAAATATATTAAACTTTTTATCTTTATTAATACCTATACAACAACAATATCCTCCTACTGCAGGCTCATTTAACAAATCTTCTCTAATATAAAAATTATCACATAATATTGTATCATCATCCAATAACATAATATACTTTACACTAGGATCTTCATTCTTAATCTTTTTAACAGTCTCAAATATTGCATTAGTTTTATTAGGAATATTATAATGTAAATAATTTACCTTATTTTCTTCACAAAAACTCTTTAAACTAACATTTTCTTCTATGTAATTATCATTGTCTGCTACCCAAACTTTGTAATCTGGAAATTTACTTGTTATATTACTTAAATTACTTTTTAGCGTTTCCTCCGCATTATGTGCAGCAATAACTACATTAACATATTTTTTACTATTTTCTTTTTGATAATCAGTTAGCTCTTTATTTTTTTTGTTATCAAAATAAATTAATACCCAATATAAAATTTCACTCAAAAAATAAAATGGCAAATTCCAAAAATATTTAAAATAAGATTCATATATAATATTAATTTCTAAATTTTGATAATTTATTATATACAAATAAATTAAATACCCGATGGTTATATACCATAAATAACAGAAATACATTAATTATTACTCGTATTATGTTTTTAACTGATGTAATTTATTTTAATATTTAAAGAAATTTTTTTAGTATATAAATAATTATTTTTCTTTATATTAAATAAATGTTTATTAAATTAAATAATTTAGATTGTTTTAGATTTAAGAATTATTATAAGTGTATATTTGAGAGTTTAGATAAATGTGGTGACATATGTGAAAAAAATGAAATCAATATATTTATTGTGTATAAGAATGTTGTTTATTTTAGGAAAGAGAGTTATAAAGATTGTATAAATAATTTAGTTTATGTAAAGGGAGCTGTAATGTATTTATATAATATAAATTTAAAATATTATATAGATGATTTAGATAGAATAAATAGATATACAATAGGTATAAATAAATATAATAATTATAAAAGTGATAATTTTTTAGAAAAAAGTACATTTTTAGAGGTATTAAAAAATATAAGAAGTAATGAATGGAAATTTCAACATTATAATAATTTTAATAATTTCATTAATAAATATAATTTTAATTTTATATTAAATCACTATGATTTATCGCACTCGCTAGATAAACCTACATTTGTTAAATCTAGAAATTTAATTTTACCTAAAAAAAGTGTTATTTTACCTTTAGAAAACTTATATATCCCATCATTTTATGATTATATTTTATCATATGATATTCCATTTCATAAAAAATTAAATAGCTGTGTTTGGAGAGGCGCAAATAGTGGTAATTTTAATTGTTCTAATATAAATAAAGCTAGTAGATACGATTTAGTTCATAAATATTCTAATCATAATTTATATAATATAGGATTATCTTATGCAAATTATAAAACTATAAATAATTGTCAAATAAAAAATAAATTGTCTATTAAAGAACAATTAAAATATAAATTTATTATTAGTGTAGAAGGAAACGATTTTGCAACAAATTTATCGTGGATAATGTTATCTAACTCAGTTCCTCTAATGCCTAAATGTACAGTCGAAACTTGGAAATTAGAAAGTTATTTAATTGAATATGAACATTATATCCCATTAAAAAATGACTTTAGTGATTTAGATGAACAAATGGATTGGTGTTTAAATAATTTAGATAAATGTGAACAAATAGCATTTAATTCTAGATTATATGTATTACAGTTCTTTAATAAAGATAGAGAGAATAAAATAATTGATGAAGTTATAAAAAAATATTCAAATAATGTCATATTTATGAAATAGGAGTTATGAATTGATACCAATATTTATCAATATAATCATTATTATAATAAAAATACATTTTTTTTATTCTATTTATCCATTCTTTTGGTGGATTTTCATTATAAAAACATCGATTTACATTAGGAAATGGATAGTCTAAAGGATAATAAAACTTATCCATTTTTTTAATTTTTTTTTGTGGATTTTTATAAAATGATAAATATAAATCCATATCCATCATAGCTGACATTATTTTTTTCTCTAATTTTTTTTTCTCTCTAATTTTATAGTCTATGTAATCTCTTTCAACATGAAACATTTTTGTTTTATGATTATAAATTATTAATTTATTATTAAATGACCTATTATAATCTCTTGGTGGAGTTATCATCATATCACATAATTTATCTTTTTTATGTAATTTATGATATAAATTCCAATATAACTTATTCATTATTTTTTCATATTTATAAAACTCTTCTATTGAATACTTATCTCTAATTTTTTTTATAATAAGTCTTCTATAATCATATGCACTAAAACTATCTGGATTAACTACATTAAATTTATAAAATGTTTTAATAAAAGAAAATACGTTTGGCAACATTTTCTTCTCTTTTTCACTTAATGGATATTTCATATTATATATTACTTTCATATATTTTTTTAAATTCTAATAACTTATTTATAACTTTCTTCTTATAAAAATAATTTATCTTAATATTATTTACATCATTTAATAATATAAGCATTCTATTATAACATGACTTTTTAAATTCTAAATAATTTATACTATCATAATTTAAAATTAAATAATTAAATAAATTATAAGTATTTAACATTCTACTTGTATTACCTTTTAATTTTTTCATTCTATTTATATAGTAATAAATTTTATCTTTTATTTCTTTATCAATCATAATTTTATTGATAAATAAATAATATATTATAAACTTAATTTACTTCATAAAATTGTTGATTTTCTTCATTATTTTGTCCATATATTTTATTAACTATTAAAGTAAATACTCTCTCTAAATCTTTCATTTTAGTTTCATATTCTTCTTTTTCATAATCATTTCCATCCTCAAGTAAATTAATTATATTATCTACCTTTCTATTTAATTTCCTTTTATCACGCTCCTCTAATTTATCTTTTAATTTGTCGTCCTCCATATTTGTCTTTACTTGATATACATAACTTTCTAAATTATTTCTTGCATCAACTTTCTCACCTTCCCTTTTATCTTCCTCTTTAAATAACTCTGCTTCCTTTATCATTTTTTCAATATCTTTAATATCTAATCTACCTTTATCATTTGTAACAGTTATTTTTTCAGATTTACCAGATGATTTTTCAACTGCTGAAACATTTAAAATACCATTTGCATCAACATCATATGTTATTTCAATTTGTGGTTGTCCTCTAGGCATAGGAGGAATTCCATCTAAATTAAATTCACCTAACTTATTATTGTCTCTTGTAAAACGTCTTTCACCTTCATAAACTTGAACTGTACAACCTGGTTGATTATCTGAATAAGTACTAAATACTTGAGATTTTCTTGTAGGAATTGTACTATTTCTTTCAATAATATTTGTCATAACTCCTCCGGAAGTTTCTACTCCTAACGATAATGGTAATACATCTAATAATAAAATATCTGTAACTTTTTCATCTTTAACTCCTGATAAAATTGCTCCTTGGACAGCTGCTCCATACGCAACTGCTTCGTCTGGATTAATACTTTTATTTAATTGTTTTCCATTAAAAAAATTAGTCAACTGCTCTTGGATTTTTGGAATTCTTGTTGATCCACCTACCAACACAATCTCATCAATTTCCTCTTTATTAATATTTGCATCATTTAAAACATTCTCTACCGGTTCAAATGTTTTTTTAAATAAATCACTACATAATGATTCAAACTTAGCTCTACTAATTGATGTGCTATAATCAATACCATCATAAATTGAGTCAATTTCTACATTCGCTATAGTATTTGATGATAAAGTTTTCTTCGCATTCTCACATGCAGTTTGTAATTTTCTTAAACTTTTTTTATTTCCACTAATATCCTTCTTGTATTTCTTCTTAAAGTCAGTAATAAAATATTCCATCAACTTTCTATCAAAATCTTCTCCTCCTAAATGTGTATCACCTGCTGTAGCTTTTACTTCAAATACACCCTCATCTATATTTAATAATGATACATCAAACGTTCCTCCTCCTAAATCATAAATTAAAATATTCTTCTCATCTTTTGAATTATCTAAACCATAAGCAATTGCAGCTGCAGTTGGTTCATTAATTATTCTCAAAATATTTAAACCAGCAATCACACCAGCATCTTTTGTAGCTTGTCTTTGAGAATCATTAAAATATGCAGGCACTGTTACCACCGCATCTTTCACCTCTTCTCCTAAATAAGACTCTGCCGTTTCTTTCATTTTACCTAAAATCATCGCTGAAATCTCTTCCGGTTGAAACGTTCTTATCTCTTTCTTATACTTTACCTGAATTAAAGGCTTATCATCTTTATCTGCAATAACCTTGAATGGAAAATGTTTCATATCATTTTGTAATAATGGATCACTAAATTTACGTCCAATAAATCTTTTTGCATCAAAGATTGTATTATTCGGATTCTGTGCACACTGATTCTTTGCACCATTTCCTACAAATCTCTCATTTTCAGTAAATGCAACATATGATGGTGTTGTTCTATTACCCTGATCATTTGCAATAATCTCAACTTTATTATTTTGCCATACTCCTAAACAACTAAATGTCGTTCCTAAATCAATACCAATACAATTTACCATATTAATAATTATATTGTATTAATGTTTAAATAATTTTTTATTATGAAAAATTTAATAATAAAAAAAATTAGTCTTTTTTTAATTTTTTTTTGTTTTTTCTTCCACATTTTTTTTTTCATTTCCCTTGGGTTTTTTATTTGATTGATCATCATCGCTAACAATTTTTCTTTTTTTTGTATTAAAAGCACTTTGGAGTGCTCCATTAAGTGTCATTGACACTTGCTCGCGAATTATTTTATCAAATACTAATTTTGAAAGATTATTTTGTGGAATATCTGTTTCTACAACATTTTTTAATTCTTCCATATAGTTATTACTATGAATCGTTGGATTGATTTTTCTACAAATTGGACAAGAATCTGGTAACCATGATTCAATACAATCATTGCAGAAAACATGACCACAAGAAGTAATTTTTTTGTTTTTTGGGTCTTCAAAACAAATTGGACATTCTTGCTCGTCATTTATTGGAGATTTAACCAAAGTATCAATATTATGTTTTTCGATTACAGTTTTTGTTATTTCCTCCATTTTTGATGTTAAGAAGTTTTCAATGTCTTTTATAGACAAAGAAAAATTGGAAATATTCAAATTAAAAAATGCTTCAGGAAGTAAATTAATACTTAAAACTTTATATTTATTCAATCCTAAATTATTTAAAGTTTTTTGAGGAATTCTCATCATAGTATATCCTTCATAGAATTTACCATTATTCTTTGCAATAAAAATATCATTTGTTGAATGAATTTTAACTTTATCTCCATATTTTTCCCATTCTGGATAAATGTATTCTTCAACTGTGTGCATATTAAGACTAGTTAAAAATATTACATTTATCTCATTTTCCAGAACTGAATGCAAAAATTTGGTTTGTTCATCTTTTAATATTATTTTATCATCATCATATCCAAAATAAAAACTACATTTTAGAACAAGAGTTGTTATTCCTAATTTTTTTAATTCTTCTATTACTTCCTCCATTTTGCTTACCTTTACGGTTTGTCGTTTTATTGATTTGTTTTGTTTTGTTTTATTATTTTTGGGTTATTTATTAATAATAAAAGAGAATAGTATAAAATTTATTTTTCAATTTTTTATACAGAAAATTTCTTTTTAAACTCTTCCAAATTTAATATTTCAATATTCAAATCTTTAGCTTTTGTAATTTTAGATGAACTACTCTCTTTATCATTAGTTATCACAAAACTAGTATTTGAAGATACTACCGATTTAATATCTCCTCCTTCGCTTTGAATTAACTCCTCTAAACTTTTATCCCTAAAACCAGTAAATACAAAACTCATATTACTAAATTTACCTCCCTTTTTACTTTTACTTATTTTTTTCACTTTAATTTTAGGATTAGACTTCATAAATTGCTTAAACTTGTCAAAATTATCTACAAATTGTAATGCTGTTTTTTCCTCAAAACCATCTATATCTTTGATTCGCTCCTTTAAACTAGCTTTCGTAAACTTCAACTCCATAATATTAGGTATATTCGATACTATCATTTTTAACTTTTTATCACCTAAACCATGTCCAAATATATTACTAGCTGTCATAACAACACTTAAATCAACATTACTTATACCATTATTAATGTTTTCATAAATCTTATTCGCTAACTTATCCTTGAACCCCTCTAACTTTAATAAATCATTAACACTTATTTTTATTAACTTACTAACACTATCAATCCCATTATCTACTAATTTACTTATTAAACTCTCATCTAAATTCGCTATCGACATCTTCTTTACAAAATATGTCATATTTTTTATTAATAACTTTTTATTTACTTCCTTATTATTTTTATCATCAATTACATAATCCACTTTTGTTGAATTCCATTTAAATTTAACCTTAGGCTCTGACGGTTTAACTTTTTTAATAACTTCTAAAATGTAGGGAATAACTTCACCCGCTCGTGTTAATTTAATTTTAGCACCCTTTCCTATACCATTGTCGCTAATATTTTTTGCATTATGTCCTGTAACATAATTTATACAAACTCCATCTATAACAACTGGTTTTACATTTACCCGAGGCTTAATTAGACCATCTTTTGAAATATTCCATTCAACATCTATAACTTCAGTCTCTACAATCTGACCTTCCAATAAATCCTTGAATGCAAATGAATACTTCGGATTACCTGATGTATTTCTTTTATGCTTACCATTATGTGTTATAATTAATCCGTCAATATCATATTCACCTTTAGTTTTCCTTTCTTTCAAAAATTCACTTAAATAATCCTCACTTAAATCAACTAAACAAATGTGATTTACCACATTAAACTTCTCCTTCTTCAATACAGACATTTGCTTCTCCACATTATAATATGGCTCTATTAACTCATAAGCAACAAAATCTATTAATTTAATTTCATCTGAACTAATTTGTTTTTTATTAACTAATCCATTTACCATTGCTCTTGAATTTACATAACCTTGTCCATTCTTTTTAAAAGTTTTTTTTGAAATTAATAATTCTCCTCTTACTACAATATCATTTTTAATATCAGGAATAAAATTTATGAAAGATAACATTGAACTAATATCAGTTCCTTGTTTTCCATCACCTCTTGTATATAAATTTAATTTTT